TCTTCATCTTTAGTAGTGACAGGTAGCACTGCCATGATATTTTCAAAAAGATCAGTTTCTTGTTGAGTATTAGCTGTCGTAGAAGTAGTTACCTCTTCACTATCTGCAACCCCTCCCGTTGTTGCATCGGGGTCAACACCTTCTGTAACAACATCTTTTGGAGTTACCGTGTAGATCCCCGGTTCTAAGTCAGGCCAGTTTGGTTTTTTTACAACACCTAATCCTGTGCTTAGATAAACAGGGATATCTTTTACTCGTATCCACCGATTATCACCTAAATACGACCATCGTTCTTCTTCGGGTACACCGCTACCACTTGTTTCAGCGGGTGGGATTTCTGTAGGTGGAGTTTCTGTGGTTGTAGTTGCAGCCGTTGTTGTGCCTGCCTCAGCATCAACACCAGAACCTTCGCCCGCGCCACTAGAACCATCATCTTCAGCCTCTTCCGTTTCTGCCGTTTCGGTCGTTTCGGTTTCTTTCGGCTCTTCTACAACAGGTTCTTGTACGTCTAGTGGTGGGTCTTCTGGCTCTTCAAATGGCTCAACTTCACTAGTAACTTCTATAGGGTCATCTTCTTGTACGTTGGCTGCTGTAGCCGCTGCTTCTAATTCTTGTCTTTCTCTTTCTGCCGCCGCAGCTTCTTCTGCTGCCTTTTTAGCTGCGGCCTCTTCTGCTGCCTTTTTAGCAGCAGCCTCTTCAGCGGCTTTTTTAGCTGCTTCTTCTTCTGCTGCTTTTGCTTCAGCCGCTTTTTTAGCCTCTTCCGCTTTTCTAGCAGCCTCCTCTGCTTTTCTTCTTTCTTCTTCTTTCTTAGCTGCTTCTGCTTCTTCCGCTCTTTTTTTAGCTGCTTCTGCTTCTTCCGCCGCTTTTCTAGCCTCTTCAGCGGCTTTTATCCTAGCTTCTTCTGCTTTTCTAGCATCTTCCGCCGCTTTTGCTTCCGCCGCTGCCTGTTCTTCCTGTTTCTTTACAGCCGCAGCTTCAGCTTCCTCCGCATCAGACTCTTTTACTTGCGTCTCTTCTTCTTTTTGTTTAGCAGAATCTACTGTCTCCTCAGTAGGAGTATTAAAAATCTCTTCTCCAAACCTGTTTTCAAAGTAACCAATTACAGCGGGGAACTGATTTACTATTTCATAAAAAGAAGTTAATAGTTCAGTAGGAGTATTAGGATCTTGTGCTTGCTGTATAAAGCCTCTATCAGCATCCCACCCTGCTTCCACCAGCTTAATAGCAAAATCTCTTAGCTGTGTCTCAAACTCTATGTTGCCTTTTTGTTGCCTACCGAAACTACCCGTGCCGGGTTTATAGGCAATAAGCCTTGAAAGTTCTTTTCTGAGCTTATCCGTCTGCCCACTTATTTGTGCTCCGATTGCAGGTATCACTTTGTATAGAAAATATGCAGCGGTAACAGGATTAAACCCAAAAGGTAAAGAACCCGCTGCTTCACCAACTGCTACCTCACCAGCGGTGTTGGTTATGATTTGTTCTGCTGTAGCCCCGGCAGTGTCTGCACCTAGATTTGCCATAAAAGCAGCCGCCGAAGAAGCTGCATCACCAAAAGCATTTACGACTCCACCTATACCGGGAATACCAGATGCTGCTGATACTGCGGCAGGGCCACCTAAATTTACACCATATGAAAGCACACCCGATTCAAGTAATGCTTCTCCTATATTGCTACCAGAATCTGATGATGAAGTAAAAGCCGGTTCTGGCTCTGCTTCGTTTCTATCTTCTTCGTTATTTGTAAGTCTGTCTGGTCCAGCAAAACCAATAGTCCTACCCCCAAACCTACCCCCTTCTCGCATCCCTAGAGGAGATACAGCAACAATGCTGTCAATAGTTATCTTACCTTCGTCACTATCGAAATAAGCATTTAGTTGGTTTTGTATCTGTTCTGCGGTAAGAGCCACTATGTCACCTCTAAAATACTAGCGACAACGTGTAATCTGTCAGCCGTAGCTGCTGTAACCTTTAATATCTCAGACTCCTGCACTACCAACGGTGCTGTAAGCAGTTCTACCGTGGTATTAGCACCTACTGCCTTGACCTTAAACAGACTAAACACTGCCGAATCAGCATCGGTAATAGTTACAGTGATTGTATCTGCGTTACCTGAGTCTTCTGATACGAGTATAGATTTAACAATAGCAGTGGTGGCTGTCGCGCAGGTATAGAGCGTAGTAGCAGTCGTAGCTGTTAAATCTTTTTTAGCATTGACGTAAGTATTAGCCATTTCTACAACTAACCAAGAAACCAAGCAGCGGCTTGCGCGGTGGGTGACACTGAAGCATCACGTATACCTTTATCAAGCTGATTAAAATAAAGACGCAGTGCGTTGTTTATCTGGTTGAACGTGCTCTCATCATAATCTCTTGGCGGGTCTGGCAGAACAGGTGCTCTAAACTCTATGTCATAACTTGTTTTATCTATTGCCACTATCTTCTCCCGTCAGGTCGCATTTCTAGTCGCGGTGATCCTAACTGCCATTTGACCCCGGCTTCGCTAGATTCTATCTTCAAAGCCAACTGCCTGCCTCGCACTCGTAGATCCAGCCTAGATGTAAACGCCTCTATGGGTGCAGTGGCCGTTCTGGTTATAGATCCTGTGTTTGTGCCGCCCGCTGAAGCTGGAGAGTTACGTCCCGAACCAGAGTTTTGTGCTGCAAACAAAGACAGCGTGGCACTAGGACTGTCTACGGTAGACCCATCAAAGGTCACATCTGGATAAACCTTTTGTATAAACGCAAACTTGTGACCGTCATCTAAGTCAAACTGCGCCGAAGTAATAAACGAACTAATACCTGTATTAGTGCCTGTTTCGTTATCGTCTATACCATCCTCATGGTTGACTATATTGTTGTTGTAAGTAGCAGCCAACGGAAAGTCCCGTATGCCAGAGTCTATCCACGCAGAACGACTAATGTTGCCGTAGTACCAAATGTTCTGTGCGTAGTTGTATATAACGTATCTGCTGGCGGTGGTAGATCCAGATGGGCAGTAGAACCACCATATCTCACTAAACGCTTCGTTAGTGCCTGCAAACACTTGGTCGTATTGTTCTGTGTTGAAGTCATTAAATATATAGCGTTTGACCGTGCAAGGTAGTGTCTGCACCCTACCGTCATACCTGTAAAAACCCCCTACACCCATCCAATATGCCACACCGTTTGCATACGCTACGGCTCTTGTAGAGGCGATAGACAGGTTTTCTCCAACTGTTTGTGATGACCATACCGCAGGAGCACCTACATACTGTAACGCATACAAAGCAGAATCAGTCCAAACCAGTATTTCCTGTCGGCCTTGCACGGCGGTTATTATTTCAGAGCCTTTTGAGAGCCTAAGATCACCTGCTTGATTAGTAGATGAGGGTGTCCAGTTGACCGCATTCTCTTGGTCAGACCAACGTAACAACATAGGGTCTATATCCGTGCTGCCAAGCACATTAGTACCAAAACAAAATACAAATCGGTTATCTGATACAAGCACGGTGTTTACTTTAACAGGGACGTTAGATGCGCCGGTCTCACTAGATAACAGCACTCCACGAGTGGTTAGTGCGTCAGTGGCATCCCAGAAGAATAAATTACCCCCACGAGCAGCAAAGATAAGATCTTCACCAAAGTTAGATTGAGTCCATAAGCGCAGTGCGTCGGTAGATGTTGCGCCCACACTCCATGTCCCAAGACCCCAACCAGAAGCACCCCAGCCTACTAGAGTCTCTGCAACAGAGGGGCCAGTGTTTACTTGATATGCAGCGGATACAGACCCGCCACCCGAAGCTGTAGAACTTGCGGCTTCACTTGCCGTTATGGTGTAAGTGTTTCCTGTTAAATATGTTATTTGAAACTCACCGTTAAGAGTAAGACCGCCTACGGCAGAAGCACCGCTAAACGTCACGAAGTCATTATCTATGTACCCACCAGCGGCATCTGTAACTGTTACAGTGGTAGATCCACTTACCGTGGTAAACGGGTCAGTAAGCGATACAGTGGCTCGTATAGGGGTAATGTCATAATACGTTCCACCCTGTTCTATATAGAACTTTAGATGAGTGCCTACACCTAATAGCTTTTGACTACCCAACGTAACCCAAGAAAACAATGATCTAGCAATACCTAAAAACGAGTTGGTAGATATGCGGTTCCACCCACCTATCTTTTCCGGCATACCTGCACGAAATCTTATCTTGTCGCATTCGTACCAGCCGCCTTCACTTGTGTAGCGAGTGTTCTCTCTATCTACCCCCGGCTTAAATACAAACTTCTGTAATGGCATCAGTACACCCAGAGCACAGGAGTTGTTGTGCGTACATCAACATGAATAAAGTTTTTGTCCACTCCTACCCCCGTAAACCCCATCTGAAGAGCTTTCTCAACTAACAATCTTCTTTGAGCACCACCCACTACTTTTATGTCGGCAGCGATGCCTTGAGCGTGTTGACCGGGTTTTTCTTTCTTGGCTTCTATGGTGTGGTTAGGAGATCTGTAACCAGAAGTAACAATAAACGGAAACCCGCACACACTACGCAAACCGTCGAGTCGTTCTATAAACTCAGTAGACATCTCGTTCTCGCCAGTTTCCTGACAGTCAAAGTCTTCTAATTTAAAATATTTAAACTGACTCATTTTTCTCTGCTTACGCCTTTGACCTTTTCGTAGCTTCTCATAGCTCCAATACCCAACATACCCATCATAACAGGGACAAGTAACGTAGTATCTACTTCCGGCACATCAACCCAAATACCTATGATGTTTGCTAGTATTACGTTATAGAAAAGACCTAGCGCACACACCCAACCAATCGCGGGTCTCCAACCAGCAACAAATAATGACTTGTGTGCAGCTTCTACTTTGTTTACTTCTAATTGGCCCTTTAATGCCTCGTGAGCGTGTTTCTCAGACATCGTGGCTATCTCGTGTGCAAGAGCAGCCTTTTGGTCTTTGTCCTCGATAAACTTATCAAGCAGCCCAGTTACGGGTCCGACAAGTTGCGATACTATGCTCATGCCCACACCTTTGTCTTCTTGCCGCCGTAATACTCTACAGCATGACCCGTCTTAATCATTAGTTTGCAGATATCAATACCTGTCTCAGAATAAACAATACCCAGTATTCTGCCAAACTTCCCTCGACCCATAGAAGCAATAGTAAACGTGTTACGACATTGTTGTGTTAAAAACTCTTTAGCAGCAAGACCTAGCACCTTTTCTGCTTTGTTACGAGTACGAGACTCAGGTGTGTCTATACCGTGCAGTCTGACTCGTTGTTTCCTAAGCCACACATCAAAGCCAAGATCAATATCAACGTCGATGGTATCCCCATCAATTACTCTGACTAGGGTGCATTTGTAGTTATAAACTTCTTTTTCTTTAGGCATCGTTATCTTTCCCTGCTATGTAGCCAGATATAACACCAATGAATCCTACTATAGCGTGTTGTAGGAGAGAAATAACACTTTCATCAGGTGACTTGTTCTCTCTAATAGCTATATAAAAATCGCCAATAACTATCACAGCCAGCAAAGCTATAAGACCAACAACCATTATAAGAACCATCTTGGCTTTCATACAGTCACCAAAATATGCTGACCAGTAACCTTGGGGGTCGTGTAACTAAGCTGCCCACTCTTGTAGGTATACACTTTAGCATCATAAATAGTCGTAACTATTTCTTGTTTGGCATTTGTTTCCCTGCCTTGCATACGTTCCATATCTATCTTCTGTATGTGGTGTTTGGGCGCAGGTTGCACAGCATTCACACTGTTTGGAAAAGGTGGTATTTCACTCATCGGCTTTTTTCCTAACAGGATCTCTAAAAATATATTTACCCTTACCAGCCTCTGACGAAGGGATCAGACGCACCTCACAAAAACCATCGAACTTGTTAGTTTTGCTTCGCATCCAATTATGTACGTGTACACTTTGATGAACCAGTGCATCACGATATTCGAGACAGCTAGTTAATTCTTGAAAATATAGCTCAGTGCCAGTTGGTCTTCCCCCCGGCGTAAGCAAAACTAATACGAAGATCATCAGTGTCATAATCTGCGTTTCTTCTTAATTGCTTGGGTTCTTTCTGCTTGAGGTGCAACAAGCTCCCATGTCAGCACATCTACATCAACTTGATGTGCCGTCCCTAACACTCTTGGCATGGAGTTTCTCACGTAGATCATTGCCCCGTAACCGCACTGTTGGTAATTAAACTTCAACCAATCCTTTGCGACCCCGTGGCGTTTTGCCGGTGGGTTTACAAGCTTTAGCTTATTCCACTCTCTCAGGTCGCAGAACCGATCAGGGTTTTCGGGATCGTAGTCTAGTCTTACTGCTTCTGTAACATTATCTGAATCAACTGAGCCAGCTTCTCGTCCGTTGACTTCAACGTCTCCTGCTGTTGACTCAGACTGTCCACCACCGCTTTGATCTGCGTCTGATTGACTGCCGACAGTTGCCCGTTGGCTACCGCCTTCTCCGCCGTCGCCTTTACCACTTGCTCAATTCGAGCCACCTCCGAACTGGTTGCTTCTGCTTGAGCCTGCATAGAACCCCATGCTATTGCACCGGACAGTGCTGCTGCACCTATAGGCAATGCCCATGTTGGTACTTTGATTGAGTTACTATCGCTCATGTTAAACTCCTAAAAACTGGGGAACCAAAAGGCTCCCTATAATTAAAATAATTACGCCCCATAACATTCGCTCGATGCGATCAAATCGTCTTGACCCATCGGTTAGTCTCTCTTCAATCCTTTCATACCGCAGAGCGCACTCTCGCTCATGTGCGTGTATTTCCTGTAGGGCTTCTCTAGCTTGATCTATATCCATAGCTTTTTTAAGCCCTTCGTCCATTACTTCTCAGTAGAAGCTTGCTGCTTGGCTTTACCTATTGTCAGCGACATATATTCTATGATTGGGTACACATACTTACCCATAAAAGCATCGTCTTTAGGTGTCGGCGTAGCAGCCGTAACAGCACTCGCTAGGGTAACAACGGTAGTTACAAGGGTCCAAATCTCCATGAGATCCATTATTGTACGACCTCTTCTTTAGGCTCTTCTTCCACCACTTTGACAGAGTTCTTGAGATCCATTTCTCTTTTAGCAATCGCGAGTTGAAGGTCATGGGCATCCTCCTGTAAACCAGCTATTTGATTCATCGTGTTTTCAAACCTTGCTTTAAGATTCTGTAGCCTAACAATCTGACGGTGCTCTTCTGGCTTAAGATCTTCTATCTTGTACTCTTCGCCAAATATTGTAACTACAGGTGTTTCCTCAGTGCTTTGTTCCGTCATCTGCTATCCTCCAAACATTTAAATTAGCTGCTACTGTTCTTCGCTCTCCATCCCCTTTGAATGGATACACACTATGTTGTAGCCAAGAAGGGAACATAAAAAACTTACCTACTTCGGGTTTCATAATAACCATCTGTGGTGGACGCAATCGCTCTGTATCCATCAAAGAGCCTTGCCCGTATTGAAACGTAATACACCCATCCGAATGACCGCTAGAATTATACAAACCATATTCGCTTGTGCCAGAGGTAGGCTGATCTAATATCTGTTGTGGCACTTTAGTCCAGCACGTACAACTTACGCCCATCAGCGTTTTTGTGCCATGATCATGTATCGGGTTGTAATCACCCGCATAACTATGCACAGACCAAAGTTCATCTGTTTCTACAATGCGATTTTCATTAAACGGATTAACCGTAGAACCGGCAAAATTCTTAACGTAATCAGCACCCATAATTTGAATTAGTTCGTTGAACTTGCCAAGCTTCGGGTGGTTGTGATCCATCGTTAGTTGTTCGCCGTTACCAATCTGACCAACCAACGTGCCAGCATGAGATACTCGGTCTTCTTGATTTAAAAGATCATCAAGGTACTCATTGAGATCGCTTACCATCTCTTCCGATAACATCGCCTCCATCAAAAATACCGATGGCAACGAGTGCATTTTATATTCTTGTCTGACTTCAGGCACTTGGATCGTAGTCTTCTGCTTTCTTAATCGCAGCGTCAATCGCAGTGAAGTCCTCTGACCCCCAATCACCTAATGCTTTTTGATAAGACATATATGCTGCACTTCGCATGACCCGCTCTTTCTTTCCTGCTTTAGTCATGTCATTGCAGAACTCGTTATCGTCATCAAGCACGTTGTCAATCACGGAAATACTTCCGGTCATTGCTGCGAAAGCTTGTGCTTTCTCTTCGTCTGTGCGTTCTACTGCTTCTGCCATTTTCTATCCTCCTAAGACGGAATTTGATAATTGTTATCTGCCACCGGATCTACTGATGAATTAGTAATCACCGAATCATATTGACTAGCGAATACCCAATCCCATTTTGAAGTAGGGCAAAGAGCCTCTAGCTCTGATTTAGTCCAACTACTTTCTGCTTTTGCAGTGAAATCACCATCAGCAGCTATTAAGGTTACCCTTTTATCATTAGTGTAATAATCAGCTTGGCCCTCTGTGCCTTGTTCATATCTCATCACAAGATCCCATTTTTCAACTTTATTACTAAGATTGTAAGGAATTGCGCTTATCAATGTTCTAGTAATTGCCATTGCTACCCTCCTTTAAGGCTCTCTATTTCAGTTTTGAGATCTTTTACTTGTTCTGATAGCTCTTGCACAGCTTTAATAAGAGGGTATACAAACATAGACTCGCTCACCATCTGCATACCATCTTTTTCTTCAGACCAACCAGCGAACTCTTTTACACCTAGCTTATCTAAAGATGCTCTTACTTCTTGTGCAATTAGGCCGTGTTGCTGAGTTTCAGTATCTCTTTCTGTTGGGTGCTTACCTAGTATCTCTTTTGGTACATCTTCTACCTTTCTCCAATTAAAGGTAACTGTTCTTAGGTCAGTAATAAAAGATAAACCTAAAGAATCATCTTCTATATTTTCTTTTAATCTTTCATCTGAACTGTGTGTCCAAGTAGCGTTTGAACCCCATGTGTTTGTGATGAAGGTGCTACCGTTTCCTATTTTAATTGTGTTCCCTGCTGTAGCTGCCAGATTAACGCCAAACGTAAATCTTGTGCCTGCATCACCAGTATCTACATCATTGTTACGGCCCACGCTAACATTTTCATCTCCCGTAGTGAGAGAATCATAATTAAGATGACCTACTAGGGTGTTGCTAGATCCAGTGGTAATTGCTGTACCAGCTTGGTTGCCCAAACAAGTGTTGTTATTACCCGTAGAGACACCGTCAAAAGCCAAAGCTCCTAAAGAAGTGTTACCGGAGTTACTATTACCACTAACCCCTACGCCAGCGTTATAACCAACGTGAGTATTACCTGTTCCTGTTACATTGTGGTACCCAGCTTCAAAACCTAGTCCAGTATTAAAAGTGACGGTCGCAGTAGTTTGATTTTGCTTATTTAATGACCCATAGCCTAAAGCGACTGAATACCTTCCTTTTGTATCTGCGCTTAATGCACCAGTACCCAGTACCGTATTCGCATCACCAGTAGTAAGGGCATCACCAGCAAGACCGCCCACTATGGTGTTGTTAGTTGCCGTGGTGGCTGCCTTACCAGCTTGGAAGCCGACCGCTGTGTTGTAGGTATCAGTTGCTGTAGTAAAGTTTTGTGTCTGTAAAGCACTTGTGCCAAGAGCGACGGATCTACTTCCTAAAGTGTCCGCAGTTAAAGCTGATGCACCAAGCGCCACGTTAAAATCAGCATCCTGTAGAGCATTACCAGCAAGGCCACCAATGAGGGCGTTCTCAACTCCCGTAGTAATTGCCTGAGCAGCTTTAGATCCCACAGCCGTGTTGTAGATATTTCCTGAAGAAATGTTTTGATTTGCTAATGCAGATCTCCCGACCGCAACATTATTTTGACCCCCAGTTTCTTCGCTTAAAGCAGCATACCCGACCGCAGTATTGTCAGCAGCAGCTTGAAGAGCATCACCCGCCAAAGCACCGATGAGAGTATTTTGACTTCCCGTGGTGACTGCTGCACCAGTACCATATCCAACAGCTACATTGTAAACAGTCGTTACAGTAGTAAAGTTTTGAGCCGTTAGAGCATCATAACCTATGGCAACATTTCTGCCGCCTTTGGTATCTGCATCTAGTGCATTATTTCCGATTGCAACATTCCTTCCCCCGCCAGTTGCAGCAGCTAATGTATTTACACCTACAGCCGTATTAAAGTTCGTATCTGCACTAGCTGATAAAGTGTTGTACCCGACCCCAGTATTGCTTCCCCCGCCAGTGTTACCATCACCAGCAAGAGAACCCACAAAGGTATTCCCACCCCCTGTGCTATTTAACACACCCGCATTGAAACCTACAGCCGTGTTGTGACTATCTGTAGCCGTAGTAAAGTCTTGAGATGACAAAGCCCCAAAGCCAATAGCCGTTGATTTACTGCCGAAAGTGTCTGCTCCCAAAGAACCTCTACCCACTGCTGTATTGTGGTCGGCATCCTGCAATGCGTCACCAGATAACGCACCAATTAAGGTGTTGTTAACACCCGAGGTGACTGCTACGCCCGCCTCGTAACCTACCGCCGTATTATTACTATCGGTAGCTGTAGTGAAGTTTTGTGCAAATAAAGCACCATGACCAATTGCCACTGTTTTGGAGCCTAGAGTATCTGAACCTAGCGAGTTTCTTCCCAAAGCAGTATTTTCATCCGCATCCGTAAGAGCGTCTCCTGCGAGTGCTCCGACAAGAGTGTTAAAAATCCCCGTTGTGACTGACGAACCAGTGCCATGTCCTACTGCTGTATTAAGTGAATCAGTTGCTGTAGTAAAGTTTTGATCTTGTAACGTGCCCAAACCAATCGCAACAGACTTAGATCCCAAAGTGTCGGTAGTTAAAGCGTTATAACCCACAACAACATTTCTTGTTCCTGTGGTTAGAGCATCCCCTGCGATAGCCCCAACTAACGTATTGAATTGTCCCGTAGTGATGTCATTACCAGCGTGGTATCCAACCGCTGTATTGAAACTGTCAGTAGATGTGGTGAAATTTTGGGCAGCTAAAGTTCCAAAACCTAAAGCGGTTGACTTATTACCTTTCGTGTCTGCACTTAAAGTAGACCCACCTATAGCTACGTTAAAATCAGCATCTGTAAGAGCATCTCCTGCAAAACTCCCAAATATGGCGTTTTCTATGCCTGTAGTCATCGCTGTCGCAGCCAAGTACCCTACAGCCGTATTAAAAGCGTCTGCTCCAGCGTTAAGAGTCTTAAGAGCCTGATAACCAACAGCTACATTATCCCCATTGGCATCCTCAGTACTGAGAGCCTCAAAACCCACCGCCACATTGTTATCACCCGTAGTCAAAGCCGTACCCGCTTCATCGCCCACAACCACGTTGTAGTTGCCGCCAGAGGTAATGCTGTTACCAGCGTTTACGCCAATACGGACGTTAGATGTGCCAGCGGATGCAGTGATTAGATCAGCTCCATCTTCTAGTGTGGTATCACCTGAGATCGTGACCGTGCCGTTGAAGTCCATCGCAGTCGCGGTCAGGTCTATTTCATCAGTCGCACCCAATGATAGAACCGTAGCACTAGAGCCTTGGATGAACTGACTCGCATCGTTGAACATCAGTTTGTTGGTAGAGTTCAGCGTTAAACCAGAACCATCCGTGTGAGTAAGTGTGGTATCACCGTCTGCGCCAAACGTAATAACTGCGCTGTCTGACGTAAACGTCAGATCGTCATCAATAAACAAATCTGGAATAGATAAATCTTGGAACGCATCAACCATCGCGGCACCAGATCCAGCACCATCACTGTAGATAGCTTTGGTCTGACCGTTTGCGATTGTGATACTTGCGCCAGATCCTTGGCTGATAATGATGTTTTGAGAACCACTTGTTGCGTTCTCGATGAACCAGAGTTTAGAAACTGTGTTTGGGCCTATCGTGATCGTACAAGCTGAATCTAATGTGCCTGTGTATTTGAGGAATATTGACCGACCGGGGTCAGTAGAACCATCAGCTATTGTGGTGGTATGAGTATCGGCATTAGTCGTAATACCTTCCGTGCCAAAACTAAAAGCTTCAGCAATAAGCTCCAAATTTGTATTTGTGCTTGTACCCCAAGTTCCGCTTTCGTCGCCTGTAGCGATTTCTTTTAATCGAAGGTCATTTACATACGTTGCCATCTACTTTCTCCGACTTTTAGGCTTCGCTTTCTTTATTGAAGCCATATGCTTTTTTAACACATCCGCTTGTTTTTTGTGAGTCTTAGATGCTTTCTCTAAACCTTTAATAACTTTTCTAACTTTACGAGCCATTAAGCTACCTCTTCCCAATCAGGCGTTTGTGTGTCACTGACCTCTGACCAACTTGGTGTTTGTGAATCACTTATACTACTCCAATTTGGTGTTTGTGCATCATCTATAAGCCCCCAGACTAACGCGAATCCAATTTGTCCTGTGCCGCTAACTCCAACTGGGGAGATGTTTGTGTCTGGTTCAACTGCAATGACACCCACTTGTGCAGAACCTTCTGTACCCGTAACTGTAATATTTTGCCCGACCGCAATAGATA